CGGACGTCTTTATAGTCAAATATGGCGTAACAAACAGCCATGTTGCCGATGGTATTCTCACAAATGGTGAACGGGTTACCGGAGAATTGCTTCTCTTGACCGCGTAAAGTGGTCGTCCCATACTTATGGCGGTATACCATCTTCCATTGGCTGCGATACGTTTCGAACCAGCTGATAAGGCCTTCAGGACAGCCCATGTACCGGAGCAGCGTTGACGTGAGACTCACAAACGGTTTTCGGAAAGACGCATCCCACTCGCTGAAATCATTACAGCACCAGTTGTTGTCATTAGGGAACTGCGTTATCATTGCCAGATATTCATCATTGATTTGAGCTTCAGAATCATGTGTTGCGATAATCAAATTGCGATTATTACGCTTAACGATCTCTCGCACACGATCTAGCATGGCACGCGCGTAGCAGGCGAACATGAGGTTAACCCGCTTGCTAGTAGCGGCGACGCCTTGCCCGACTTTATCAGACATATCAAATCCAGCCTTAGGATCAAATTTCGACTGGCGTTTATTGAAAAACGTTAACACCTCGGCGAACTCTTCAAAGCCCTGTTGAATATCAGCAAGTGCCGCAGGATTGCTACCGGCTTTCTTCTGTAATGCCTGTAAATACTGCGTAGCGCGCACAACGAGGTATTCACGTGATACTCGCATATCATTCGCAAGTCGTCTAGCTGAATGGGCGTTTCCGTAAAGTGCCTTGCACAGACCGGACACTAGCATGGAATGTGTGAAGACATGATTTTGCTTAGTCATTTTGATCTTGTATCTACGCGAGTATCGTTGTATCAATGTTGCAAGCGTTTGGTTGGTCGATGAAGATACCTGGTTCTTGACATACTTATGCTTCCCAAGCTTATAACCCACGTTTGAAATATCTTGCCGCATAGCGGCATCCATAGGCGTGCGTAGCTGGCCAGATTGCACCGCCGGGAGCGGCGATGGTGTGACATTTAGGTCTAAATTGGTTGGGTCATTGACAGGTTTGATGACTCGGAGCAAAACATCATCAGCCACTCCGAAAGAACACGCAGGCACCGTCACCTCGTTTTTAGATGCGAGGGCAATAGCCGGTTCAGACGCGACGGAATCGTGA